CTACCCCGCCAATGACTGAATTACGCCAAATTGAAGACTCTTTTTAGCCGCTGTAATAGCGCAAGCGATGATATATAGATCTTTCCAATCGGCATGCAAAGGCTGCACTGTAACGTAGTAGTCCAGCAGCAGTTTCAGGTACGCGCCATCAGCGATCAGCGGCCTGTATCCCACAGATAGTCGCCTGGGTAGAGTTGAAAATAATTCACAGCCTACCTCCGATGTCATCGTGGCAGGCAATGAAAATGAATAGGATATTCAATACATGGGGGTATCGCTTCATTGCAGCACCTTCGATAAACCGATCTGCCAACCAGCGAACGACTTTCCGCACGATGACTCTGATGCCTCGCGTACGTCATCACCAAGGCGCGTGCATAGTTGTTCATTGGGTATTCCCCTCACGAGCGCCCTTACCTTTTGGTAGGTGTGCTCCATGTGTGGCCCAATGGTTTTCTTTTTTATCATCATGAATTTTCTCAAAAAAGGGCGCTCGCACCTTTGAGATAATGGAGTTCTCACACAACAAATCTTTAAAGAAGGGGCGCTCATGACATTAAAAACTATCTAATTTGGCTGTACCATCGCCAGAGTGCACAGTGCGCACGGCCCCGCTGTTATCACTTATTTCCATGAAGTACTCCTGAACGCCTTTATAAATCCCCCAAAATGGATCACCCTGCCTTTCTCTACGACTGAATGACTACTCCTCACTCGGAGCAAATAGCTGCGCTCAATTGCGCGTCTTGCTGCGTGTTCTACCGCTTCATCAACACAAGCCAGTCCATAGATTTTTGCGTATTGCTCAAATATTTTTTGAACAGCCAGTGTTAGATCTATCTTCACAGGGCCTCCAAAGGGCCTGGTTTGGCACTTCAAGCTGCGTCTGCTTGCCGCTTATCATTCTTTATCGCAGCAGTTGCTACCGATAACGCCAGTTCACGAACTAACGCCGCCGGTTGCATCCCGTTGTATTGAGCCAACCCAAGGATCAATTCGCGTTCGGCATCGTTAAAACGCACCTTCACCGGGTGACTACGACTGATACCGCACCGCTTCCTGTTCTGCTCATCAATCTTTCCATCATGAAGCTGGAGAGGTGCTATCTGTAATTAAATATTCCCACTATTACCCTTAGTGTAATAGTGGTATATCCAGGCTATTAAGCAACATGGAAGTAAAGTAAAGATGACACAAGAAAACTAGTCATCATTGTCTCAATTGTCGATTACCACTGAACTCTAGTGCATGGCATGAACACGTTTAAAGGTGATGGAGGAGCAAAGCCTCTCATCGAAAAAAATGCGATGGATCAATGTCGCTGATCAATACGCGATACACGCCATGACGCGCAGTCCAGCGGGCAGGTTGTGGTGTTCTCCAAAGCGATCAATGGACACGGTGTGGCCATGCCTGCCCGCCGATTCGGCTGTTGCCGCGTGAGCATGATCTGCCTCTGCTGTTACAGCAATGTCATGCACATGAAACCCTGATGCCTGCATGCCGATGTTGTGGGCATGCTTGCCGTTTGCATCGGTGGTGAATCTGTGTAGATGCCCGCCAGTGACATTGGTCGTGACTTTGCCTTGATTTTGCTCATAAAAACCCATGTCTCTTCCAGAGGCATAGATCGCTCTGAAAGAACCCAGGATATGCGCGTGGTCACCGTCCCAAGAGGTGCTGCCTGTATGCTGGTGCAATCCTTGTTCGTCGCTCCATGCCTGGTGTAGATGATTGCCCGCCGCTGCTGCGCTGGCAGGGTGTGTATGGCGGCCTGCGGGATGGACTGTGACCGGATGGAGATGCGTACCGCCCTCCTCGGCAGTCGCGGTGTGCGCATGGGAGATCACCTGCCCGCTGGTGAAGGTGCCGACCAAGGCAGGGTCGGCGGTGTGAACGCCTACGGTACCTTCAAGAAAATTGGGAATGTTGAAGGTGCTGACACCATCACCGGCACCATAACTGGTGTTGATTTCCTCAAATAGGCGTGGGTACATGGCACGCGATACAGCGCGGCCATCACACAGCAGCGTGCCAGGTAAGGCGCATTTGCCTGCGGTGTAGACAATCTGTCCAGGCTCGTACCTGGAGAGTGCCGTCCAACGGTTGGGTTCATTCTGTAGCGGTGTATCGGTGTTGTTGTCAGCCGTGGACAGATACAGCCCGTAACGGCTTGCTTGATCCGGGCGGTATCGGACGATCACCCCACGCATGTATGAAAATGGCGTGCCGTTATTCTGTTCGGCGGTGATGAATTCAGGGCTGCCGTATTCCTGGTAGCCTTTAAGCACCGTGGTGATGGCGTGCAGCACGGCATTCATGACGGTGCGTTCTACGGGTTTAGCCGTCGGCTCCTTGGTTAAATCTTTTTGATAATCCGGCCCCCATCCTTGGGTGTAGCTGACAAAGCCGTGGCTGTCTTTGGCTTCGGGCACGTGGATCATGTCCCCTTGGTGGGCAAAGGGGGTACGGAAGTAGTGTTCTGTCATGGGTTATCGCTCGGGTGGGTCGCCAAAGGTGCCGTGTGTGTAGTTACGGTTGCTGCGCTCGTATCCGAAGGGCAGATGCGTCACAAGGTTGTAGCGAACCCGCACGCCTGCTGGACGAGGCAAAATGTCCAGCGCGGTGATGGCATGGCCGATGACGTCTGAAATCATTGCAGTACTGACAAACACGGTATAGCTCATGTCGTAGTGGTCCAGCACTGCGGCACTGCCGGGAAAGATGAAGTCCAGGACTTCCTCCATATTGGGCGCGGTTCCGGTCATGTGATTTTTGGCAATGCGGCACTTGATGAGAAAGCGGTACGCTGCATCGTCCAAGCTCAGATCGTGCCGCACGGGTGTGCGTTCACTGGATAAGACACGGGATTGACCGACATGCTGGCCGATGAGGTCAAGGTGTGTTCCGGTGGCGCGTTCGATATCCAATGTCTGGCGCAGATCGGCTAAGCCGTTCCAGGTGGTGCTGAAGGTATCGCTGATCAATGCAGCGGTGGCGGTGGCCCTGGGTTGGCCCTTGTATTGCCAGATCAACAGGTCCGCGTAGCTCATCGCACGATGACCTGTAGATCATTCATTGCAAAGCGCGCCATGCTTCTCACGTCGATAGGAATATTCTGCTCAGACAACGCTTGGCCTGCTTTACCGATCATCAGCGATGTCACCCAAAAGCCTGGGACGCTATTAATTTGGGTATACAGTCGGCTGCGGTGGACGTGCTCGCCAATCAGAAAGGAGCGCTCGGCCAATGCCTGTTTGATCCCATGGGTATCAATACCGGAAGTGCTGCTATCGCGCTCTACTTCGATGCGGGCGGCGCAACGGACCATCGTTGGACGGTCAAAATAGATCTCTCTAGGTTGGCCGTGTTTGTTTTTAATCTGTACCCGTACCTCACCACGCATGTTTGTACCGAGTGTTTTATGGTGATAGATCACTTCAGCAATGGCGTCATCACGGCCCCCCTCCACAATGACGTTAATGCCGTGGGCGGGGACTCCCGCAGCATCCACAGTATCGGTGAAGTTTTCTAAGCAGACGACGTGGCGCACGTCGGGTAGCCCCCAGAGCGTGGCCTGGATGCTGTCAGCATTGTTGGTGGATGTCTTGGCACGGCTTTTAAAGAAGCGGGCGCGCAGGGCCGCATCGTGCTCTTCTTCTGCCCCTGCCTCGGCGTCTTCGGTGGTGATGGCCCGGTCCCAGCCCAGGGCCACGGTTTCAATGGTCAGGGCGGTGTGTGCCGGGACGTCAAAACGGCCTAAGGTATCATTGCGAAAGTCTGCATGTGCGTGGCCGGTGGCATCCAGGCGCACGGGTGACACGAGCTGCCAGCGGCAGCGATTGGGATCTGAAACAACATACCCTGCCGGGATCGAGGCATCGGGTTTGCCGGTCAAAGTGACATTGCGTAAGTAGCTGTAGCTGGCTCGCCTGCGGGTGAGGCCCGCATAGGCCACGCGTTGTTCTAGCCACGCGCCACTGGCGTAATCGGGGTCCAGTTGCCGGTGGATGTCCGTGCCCAGTTCTTCCAGATCGGCTTTGATCTGTGCAATCAGGCCAATCAACTGTCCATCGGGGCTGTCTGGATCAACGTTGATATCGTTGCCGTAAATCGAGCGGAAGCCTTCTTGCAAGCGGGCAATGATCGTATCCAGCCGCTCGGCTTCGTATCCGCTGGTGGTGACTTTTCCCATCGTTTACTCAATCGCCAAGGTGGCGGGTGTGGTCGTTCATTTCATTTCGGTTATCAACTGTGGTTGATACTTAACGACATGCAAACTATAGTTTGCACATGGTCGAACTCATCAAAACCAGCACTTTTGATGCTTGGATAAACAGCTTACGTGACCGCAAAGCAGCCGCCAGAATTCAAGCACGTCTTGATCGGCTCGCACTTGGCAATCCCGGCGACGTGAAGCCTGTGGGGGCTGGCATATCAGAAATGAGGATCGACCATGGGCCCGGATATCGGATCTATTTTATGAAGCATGGTGCAGTACTGATCCTCTTACTTTGCGGTGGCGATAAATCGTCACAAGTACGAGATATAGAGCAGGCTAAGGCACTGGCTGCACTATGGAAGGATTAGACCATGAATAATGAGACTTTTAGTCGATACGACACCGCTGACTATCTCAAAACCGAAGAAGATATTGCGGCTTATATGGAAGCCGTCATGGAAGAAGGTGGTAGGGATAATCCTGCTTTTATTGCACGGGCACTTGGTGCTGTCGCTCGTGCTCGTAATTTAAGTCAACTTGCTCGTGACGTTGGCATGTCCAGGCAAGGACTAGACAAGGCACTCTCTATCGACGGCAACCCAAGCTTCTCAACCATCTTAAAAGTGGCTAAAGCGCTTGGTTTACGGATGTCATTCACACCTTCCTCTATGAGTTAAGCGCATCCCCTCACAGCGTGGTACTAACGGTCATCGCCTGCTGGTCCACATCCAGCAAGGTGACCTGGATGGTTAAGGTGCGGGTGTCAGCCTCCAAGGCCATAGAAAATGCAGTCATGCGGCTCACCCCTTCGGTGCTGAGGATACAGCGCTTGACCTCGTGCTCCAGGTGTACCAGGTCGGCAGGCCGCTCCATCACCTCCAGCCACGGCAGGCCGTGGTCCAGATCCAGGAACCAGTTGCCACGGAAGGAGCGCAGCCGTGTTTTTACGCGCTGTGCCAGGCAATCGCTGGCGGCAGCATAGTTGCCGCGCCCGTTGCCCAAGGTCCAATCCCCTTGGCTGTCCAAGCGGCGCACTCTCATTGGGCCGGGCCTGTCTGTCCTGGGCCGTTCTCCACGTTGTCGTGGGTGTGTGTCTCCAGGCGGATGTTGTTTGATACGACGTCGCCATGACCACGCAGTCCCTGGGTGAATTCCACGGGAAGATCAAGAACCAGCTTCGTTCCACGCAGTGTGAGTACACCTGCGGTATCCAGTTTGAATGAGGCGCGGCCATCCAGGGTGCGCAGTACCACGCCGTCCATTTCAAACCTCGGAATGACATTGGGTAAGGAAGCAATTCCCACGCAGGCAACGGCATCAGACAGGTCATGCAGGCGATAGTCCACAGGCTCGGACGCACGGCCGGACTGGAACCAGGCATCAATGCAGCGATCTTGGAAGATGAGTTCGCATTCATCCCCAGCAGCCACGGGGAAGGTCATCACAAAGCCGCCGCCCCGCGGGAAGGATACCGGCACATCCTGGAGTACCGGTAAGGGTTGAAGGGAGGCATCGTTCATCTTCTGCTGGATCAACGGCTGTACGGTCGCCGTTTGGGTGACTGGGTTAAAGCGGACGATCTGCCCAGGCAAGGCCACACGCAGGCGCTGGGCCAGCGCTTCGGTACTGCGTTGCAGTACGGCACTGAGGGAGGCGTTATTCCAGTCATCCAGACTCATACAGACGGCCTCACGTTCTGAAAATCACCGCCCACACAGGTCACCGTACTGAACCAGGCTTCGGCCATGACATCGCCCATGTCATGCAGTGAGGTGATTTTGTAGTCGCCGTTGTAGATAGGGATGATCGAGTCCACGCGCACCAGGCCGCCGATGCGCAAGGCCGGATTGAGCAAGGTGGTGATTTTTAATCCATCATCGGTCACTTCGGGGGAGCCAATCATGCCGCTGCTTTGGGAGAGCAGCACGGCGTCACCGGCCAGGACGGTATCGGTCGGTAATACCATCAGTGCTCCATCCTGGATGGACCAGTCCGCACCATGATTTTTGGCCATTGCATCCAGCAGGGTCCGTGTGTTGCCCGAGAGCACTTTGCCGCGAGTCAAGCCACGCTGTCCCTGCATCTGGATAGGTCCCAGCCGGGTAGACGGCATGGAGGTACTCAGTGCCCGCAGTACCTGGGCATCGGTCGCCCCTGCGGCTAAGGATAAGCAGACATGCGCATTGCGGTAGTCGTGATCCCCATCGCCGCATTCCAGTTCAATGATGTAATCCGTGCCATCGCGTCTCACATAAGGTTTGATGATGTCACCGACAAATAACAGGCGCAGCTCTGCGTAACCGGCCAGCAGCCGGACCCTGTTGTACTGTCGGCTGGTGAGCAAGCTCAGGTGATCGCGGTTGAGATTCCATACGGTGATCTTGGCTGGGTTGGGGGTGGAGTCGCTGGTTTTGCGGATGTCAAAGGCGATGCGCAGGGTGTCGATGGCAATCCCATCGTGGCTGGACCCCAGCTCCAGGCGATACTGGCGGCCAAACTGTTTCATGGGCGGACCTGCTCTTTTAATCCAACAAACAGCAAGCAGCGTTCGCCCAGGTCATCGTGGCGCATCGGGTCCATCTCTAAACCGCTTTCATCTGTCAGCCAAAAGAAGTAATCGACAGGACGCCGCCACAGCAGGGGGACGCCCACCACCAGGGGGACGCCTTGCGCCACGGGCTGATCTAGGGTCGCGGTGTACAGGTCCATCGACCAGCAACACGGGACCGGATTCCATCGCAGGATCAAGCGTAAGGCGTCCCCGGCCACCTGAAAGGATTGGGTTTGGTAGGGGCTGCTATCCACGGGAATCTGTCGCATCAGAACAGTCCAGAAATCTGACGCAGTAAGGAGCGGTTTTTCTCGGTGTCGACCGGCTTAGGGTGGGTCTGGCCGCTGTGGCGTTGTGCGGCACCTTGGGAAGCGCTCCTGCCGCGTTTGGGGGCGGGCAATGAAACACCAGAAATCGATGTTGTCTTGACGATGAACAGTTCTCGCACTGTCAGCACAAATTCAATCGAACCATCCTGGGTTTGTCTGGCCGCAATGGAGAGAATCAACATGTCTTGATACTTCTGGACGCCGGTTTGTACCTCCAGGGTCTGTCCGCTGCGTTGTAGATTCCGTAGGGCGGTGTACACCTGGGCAATGCGGCCTGTGGCGGCAGAATCATCACGGGGGGTGATGGGCTGAAAATCCGGCAGCCAGTCGGCCAGAGGGCGCACGGCGTGCTGGCCGTCGCTCTGCGGTGCAGTGGCTTGGCTGATCACCGAGGGCAGCTCACGTTAGGCCACACGCAGGGCCTGAGCGGTGAAGGGCAGCAGGTCCGTGGGGAAAGGTACGCGATCGGTCAGCAAACGCAATGGCTCGGCCCTGTGCTCCTCTGCGGCAGGGGCTGGGCTGCGCTGGGGTTGGTAGTCCACCACAATGCCAGCAATGGTGACGGTCTGCGGCATCAGAACGGCGTGATCGCCGATCATCGCGCCGGACTCTACGGGGTTTTCAGTGATGCGCAGCTCGGCCTGGTGGGTTTCTTCAATCACCGCATCCAGGGTGACGGTGCCTATGTGGCGGTGGGTCAGGGTGATCATGAGGGGATAGATAGATGGATCACGGTACAGCATTACTATTTTCGTTTGACTTTACTGCAAAGTAATCGTTCGATTACAGTGCAGTGCATGACCTACACGGTAAAACGACTTGAAGGGTTCTCTGACTGGCTAAAGGGCCTAAAGGATGGGCTGGCAAGGCAGCGCCTCATCAAGCGCTTACGCAAGGTGCAGCTCGGCAACTTTGGAGACGTGCAGCCAGTGGGTGAAGGCGTGTTTGAAATGCGCGAACACTTCGGACCTGGCTGGCGTATGTACTACGTGCAGCGAGGCAGCTTTCTCATCGTGATGCTCGGCGGCGGCGACAAGTCAACGCAGCAATCAGACATTCGTCGGGCCATTGAGCTAGCAAAATCTTTAGAGGATTGACCCGTGACCATCACAAAGAAAATCAATGTCTCCGAACTGCCAGAGTTCGATGCCGCCGAATACCTGAACAGCGAAGAGGAGGTAGCCGCGTATCTCACGGCTGTTCTTGAAGAAAACGATCCAGCACTGTTAGCGGCTGCGCTGGGTGACATTGCCCGTTCACGTGGTATGTCTCAGATTGCGAAGGATTCTGGCATCACGCGGGAAGCTCTATACAAGGCTCTTCGGCCTGGCAGTGAACCACGCTTCGATACGATAAGCCGCGTCTGTACCGCCCTAGGTATACGTCTAGTAGCGCAACCAATGCATTGACACCGACTCTTTGCGCTCCTGATCCTGCCTTTGGACAGACTGGCTAGAGAGGTAATAGGCTAAGACGATCCCCTCAAAACGCCACAGCACTACCGGTATTGCGCAGCGCCATCTGGTGGTGTCTGTTGATGTCGGCGGCGGCTTGGCGACCGGCCAGGATCGGGTCGGCGGTGTGGATATCGATCTTTACTTCCTGTTGGGAATGCACATTGGCCTGGGAACGGGCGGGCATGGCGGCCTGAGCAGCGGCGTGGCGAGCTGTCGTCTGGGCGGCCTGCACCTGTGCATTGACGCGCTGCGCCACGTCTTGGGTGTCACGACCGGCCTGCTTCAGTGTTGGAGCAATCGCTCGGAAAAAGCCTTTGATCCGCTCGGCCCCCTGGGCGATACGCCCGACGGTACGGTCCCACAGCGTCATGATGGTGTCGAAGGCGCTGGTCAGGGCGGCGCTGATACGGCTGCCCATGGCGCTGAACACGGCCCGCAAGCGGTTTACGGCACTATCGGCGGTGGCGATGCTGTGGCTAAAGGCCAGCGCACAGGCGTCCTTGATACTGGCCCAGGTGGTCTTGGCGGCGGCGGCAGCCTCTTGCAGCGTGTGTTGGATGGACCCAAAGGCAGCATTGGCGGTGCGGGTGCACCACTGCCAGGCCGTCCCCACCGCGTGCTTGATCTTGTCAAAATGCGTATAGATCGCATACGCCAGCAGGGCCACGCTTGCAATCACTAATCCAATGGGGTTGGAGAGGAAGGCGGCACGCAACGCCAGCGCGGCGACCTGGAGCGCTTTCACCAACGGCCCAGCCAGCCACATTGCCAGAGTGCGGCCTGCGCCCACTAGGCGGCCGATGTTGCTCACCACGTGACCGATGGCCAGTCCCGCTAAGAGGACGCCAAGGGCTTTCAGTGCGGGCGTGAGGTCTGCAATCACAGCCTTGGCGCGCTTGGCATAGGTGATCAGCGGACCCCAGAAGGCCCCCAGCAAGGACTCTCCGCCGTCCAGGTAGGTTATGAAGTCATCGACCAACGCCACTAGGGCCACAATCCCCGCAATCAGCCAGGTGACCGGGTTCAGTGCAAAGGCCCGGGCCAGCACCGCGCCCACGGCCAGCAGCACCGCTTTCCAGCCAATGGTCTGATTCACCGCGCTGTTCACGGCACGGATGAAGTTCCATACGGCGGTGCCCGCTGCAATTAAGACGTTGACCACTTTGCCGATACCATCACGCAGTTGCTCTTTATTGGCGATCAACCAGTGTTTGGAGTGCTCAATCAGCCGGGTGAAGGCCGGGGCCACCCCAATGGCGATGTTGGTCCGTAACGCCCCCAGCACCACGCGCAGGCGTTCCATCGCATCGCCATACTCCAGCGCTGTATCGGCACCATCAGCGGTGATGACGCCTAGATCGTGTGCCTCTTGGAAGACGCCGTTTAACTCCTCACGACTCAGGCGCAGGGTTTGCAACATCGTGGCATCCATGCCCAGGTTGGCCAGGATGGACTGCTGTTGTGGTGCGGACAAACCACGGATTTTTTCTTGCACATCGCCCAGCATGTCGCCAACGGATTTAACGGAGCCATCGGCCTGTCGGGCCTGCAAGCCCAGCTTCTGGAACAGCATGGCCCCGCGCCCTACCCCATTGGCGGCTTCGCCTATTTTTTGGGACAAGGATTCAATAGAACGGGTCGATGCCTCCACAGAGGAGCCATTCAAACGCGCCGCATAGCCCAGCTCCTGGAGAAAGGACAGGCTAGCTCCGGTGCGCTGGCTGGCGCTATTGAGGGCATTCAGTTCGCTTAAGGCGCTGCCGACAAAGCGATTCATTCCGGCCAGCGCCCCTCCCATGGCGGCGGCGGCAACCGTCACGATGCCCGTAACGCGGGTCAGGCCGGTGCTAAAGGTGTTGAAGCCTGAGGTGTCAGCGACCGCGCCAAGGCGGATCAGGAATTCGTCGAGAATCATCGCAGGGGGTTAGCGCGTCATGCTGGAGGGCATCCCATTCCACCATCGCGGTGTGGAAGGTACATAAGTCACTGAGGCAGTACACGGTGCGCAGTTGTTCAAGATCGCAATAGCCGCGCATGATCGGTGCCCAGACAAACCAGTCGGTTACTGTTTCTCGGCGCTCGGCATGGGAATCAGCTCCTGGAAGGCCGCCATGCCGCCAGCGAAAAAATCGCTGTATTGATACTTCACTCCTTCCATTAAGACGCGCAGCAGATGGGTGCGGCGGGTGTTGAAGTGCTCATTGAGCCGATCTGGGCTGAGCCGGTAGGTGGTGCCATCGGGGGTCTTGATCGCGGTCTGTTCAAACACCAGGGCTTCTATCTCGGTCACCGCAGGGTCGCCCAGATGGCTCAGGATCGCCCCTAGGGCAACGGAGGCTGCGCCTTGGGTGTTGGTCAGGGCGTCCGCATCCATCCCCCGCAGCAGCACCCCGGCGCGTTTGAGCGATTGCCAGGCCGCCATCGCATTGGCCGGGGTCATCAGGTAGGTGATGCCATCTATTTCAAAACGATGTTCATTGTTCATACGTTGCCAAAGCCTTTTTCTAGGGTGATGTCCATGACCTGGAACACCAGTGTCCAGGTTTCTGGATTGTGTCCGGCGCCCCGGGTAAATCCGGGGGGCGTCGTGAAATACCCTTGGGTGGCTGTCACCACGTCCTGATTCAACAGGTCACGGATATCCAGGGTGAAGGGGGTGAAGGACTGGATCGCGCCGCGTTGCTGCGCCAGTCGCCTGCTCAAAAAGGCGTTGTCGGCGCTGTGCTGTTTGATTTTCAAGGTTAAGGTGCCGGACCGATCCGCGTTGGCGACAAACACGCCCGCGCCGCTGGCCCCGATGGTGTAGGCACCGGCATCAGCATTGTGTTTGGCGTCGATGACGTCCGTGCCATCGGCCCAGTCTTTGATCTGGGTTCCATTGAGGAGCACCGACACTTGTTTGGGGTCGAAGACGGACATGGGATTCCTTTATCGGTCAAAGTGGATGATGACGTCCACCGCATGGATGGCACCGGCCAGCTTCACGGCGATCTGAAGTGGCGGTGCCCGGCGCGCTTGGCGATCAGAGGTCGATAAGGTGTCCACTGAATCGGCCCAGACATAAAAACCAGCGTCCAGGTAATCGCCCGTGGCCAGCGCACCGAGGGCCTGCCCGTTCCAGAGGCCAGGGGCAAAGGCGCCGTTACGGACCCCTTCTTGGCAGACTTTTTTGCAGGCCGCCAGCAGCAGGTGGGTGCCTGCATCCGTCAGCGGCACCTTCGTCGGGCTGCGATGCAGGACGGCAAACACTTCCTTTTGCACCGCATCCACCAGCCAATCCAGCAGATGGACTTCATCAAAGAAGCGCCCGCCAATACAGGTGCCTTCGGCCACCATCGCCACATCATCAAAGTAGGCGTAATAGTTGATGCCTAAACGCACGCACTGGGCCACCTGCGTCTGTGTCAATTGATCTGCGGCCACGCCGGGCAGTTGCTTAAATTTCATGGTCAGGGCGGCGTTGTTGGCACTGAAGTTCACCGACAAGGCACGGGCCAACCACGAGATCACCGCGTAGGGGTCCGTGGTGTCGTACAGCACCACGGTGCGATCACACCCTGATGCGTTGAGCTGTCTGAACACATTGGTTTTTTTAAATTCCAAATGCGCCGGGTCGCGGGTCGTCCATCCCATGATTTTTTTGTCTGCCGCTTGGATCCATGTGGAGGCGGATCGGATGTGCGTGTCTGTCAATGTCTCATCGGCCACCGCGGCGGCATACCAGCCTGTGGTGAGTGCCTGCAAGGCCGCAAAGGCGTCCGGCAGTGTTTCGGCCTCGATGGTGTCAGCGTTGTTGCCGATGTTCAGGCGGGCCTGATCGGCTTCAAGCTTCAGCCAGTGCCCGACATAGGTGCCAGAGGGACTTCGCTGCTGTGCATAGCCAATGGCGTTATTTCCTCCGGCCACGGCAGCATAGATTTCAAAGCAATCATTTAAGAATCTGCAATGAAATCCAAACTCATCCAGTGCCTTATTCAACACAGCCGCCACCTGGGAGAAGGAAGTGGCCGTGGTGAAATTCAGCTTGGATAAGGTGACATCCACACCATAGATGCGGATGGAAAAACAGCCGTCATCAACGCCCTTGTACCACGTATCGGCCTGAGCAATCGGCCCGGAGGTGAGTGTCGTTGGGGAGGCGGCAATGTGTTGTTTAAATCGATTCCAGCGCGCCACCATGAGCTGTTTGGGGCGGGGGCTTTGTGCAAAAAAGCGGCCGGTGGCTGCTGCGGTTTTGGAGTAGCTGCCAAAGGCGTGTTCCACCTGCTGCTGCGTGCTGGCATGCATGAAGCGTGTTTTGGTATCGACAAATACGGTGCCCGCTTCGGGGGTGAACACGGCCAGCATCCCAAAGTCACGACGGGTTGCTGACTGGGGCTGTGCATTGAGTTGCACATTGACAATGTTTGAAAGCGCTAGCGCCATTTACTGGGTCTCCGGTGCCGTCATGGTCACGCTGGCGATGTGACCGGTGCGGGTGTGAATATGGATGTCTGCGCTGTCCACAGCAGCCAGGGTGGTCACCACACGGTGGTGGTGGGTGATCTGTAATTCGATCCGGGCGCGGGCTTCATATCCGGCGCCCACAATGGCCGAGAGGTCTTGGGCAGCCGTGACGGACACCAGGCCCGCACGTAAGGCGCGCAGCCCTGCCGTGCCCGCCTGGCAGGACAGTAAGGCACGCGCCTGCAACAGCAGTTCATAGGCGCCCGTACCGTAGGCATTCACACTAATGTGGTGCAGATAGGCACAGGTGATGCTCTGCTGGCGGCCATCAAAGGCGCAGCACGCCGCTCCCAAGGGGGTAGAACGCACGCGCTTTACCGTCACAAACGGTGCGGCTCCACAGGGGGCGGGCTGATCCGCCGGGCGGACGGATCCTTCAGGTAAGGCCAGAAGCAGCCGCAGCAGGCTGCGCAGTCCCGTCATGTCGAACGGCGATACCGTGGTAGTAGCCATACTCGGACCAGTCAGAAAGCTGCACGATGCGCCAGGTGGTGTCCTGGTAGCGCACCAGATCACCGACGCACAGCGCGTGCTGACTCATGATTTTTTTGGAGGGAAAATAGCGCTGCCCTTCTGGAAGCAATTGCAGGTCATCGGGTTTGACCGGATGCAGGATCGCTCGCACAGGGTGCGCAACGCTGGCCTGGATCCAGGTGCCATCGGCGCGATAGTGCCCGTGGTCACGGTGCACCGTGACGGTCTGGGCAAAGCGTGGATTGCCAAACAGCGCGCTAATCTTCAGCATCGCGCACCTCATAGGTGATCGACTGGAGCATCTGCCCGGTGTCAATCAGCGGGGCGCTGGAGCCTTTGCGCCGAATGGTCTGTTGCCTCAGCGGCGGTAAGTCCGCGTGACGGATGGTGGCCTGGACATCGCCTGCGGCCACCGCCCCGAGGGTGTCCAGGGCGGTCTCTACGCTCATCGCATCACGCAGCACTGCGCGCAGGTGCTGCCTGTGCAGGGCCACATAGTTGTCTTGATGCTCGCTGATGGAACGCCGCACCACGGAGCGCTCCGGAATGCCCCGCTCTGGCGCACCCAATTCATGCACCGCCAACAGTCCAGCCGAGCCGATCCCGTCTTCCGTCCGGGGGTTCTGCGCCGCAGGAATGCCCACCACGACACAGCGCTGCGCCATCGCGTGCAGCCGCTGCGCCAGGGCCTTCCACGTTTTGGGATCGGCGGGCCGAATGATCTTGACGGCACTCATGGGGCGACCAAGGCCCCCAGGCCGATCATCCGACGCAGCGTCAGGTAACGTTGTCCATACACCGAGGTGGCTAGCCAAGCGTCACTGGCACTGTCAGAGGGCAGCGCCGCGTAGCTGATGTGCAGATCACCGGCGCGCTCGGACACCACCACGCCTCTAGCGGCGGCGCTGTCGGCTCCCAGCCCTGGGGTGGACCAAACAAAATGGGCCGCCAGGCTCGCGATTCCTTGCGCATACGCCGCTCCCCATCGGGACGCATCCACCCAGGGATGGGCGTCTTCCAGGGCCTGAGCCACTCGTTCCGGGGGCTGGGTGGCAAACTCCGGATAGCGTGCCAGGAATGTTTGAACCGTCAGTGACTCGGCCATGATCAGGTCCTTCTGGATTTTCCTGCTTTACCCAGCGCAGCGTCATGCCTGGCCTCTTCTGTCACAGGGGTTTTTTCTGTCGTAGGATCCGTTTCTGTCACAGGGGTTTTTTCTGTCGTAGGGTCCGTATGCCCTTCACCGCCACCCACTGGGGCGCATGATGGTTCCACCTGCTGCTCCACCAAATAGCCATTGTCAAACCACAGGCCAATCCCAGGGTGCTGCCGCAGCTGCTCCACGTATGCGGCCTCCAGGGCCTGCGTGCGTCCGGCCTGGATCGTCACGCCATCCAGGGTGACATCACAGCTGCGGGTGTTCTTGAGCATGATCGTGGTCATGGTGCTGCGTTCTCCAAAAAAAAAAGCGCCTCAGGGCGCTGGTGTCATGTGTGTGGCCTCAGACTCAAATGCCGTCGGCATACAGGGCGGACTTGGGATAACGGAACTCCACGCCGCTGTATTTGTATTCGCCTGGAATATCAAACTTCAGGCCCTTGGGTTGCGGGGGCAAAAACCGGATCGGCATGGGCAGATGCAGCACCAGCTTGGTCGGGTGCTTGGTATACACCATGGCGCGGGTCGTGCCGCCTTCTCCTGCCGTCTCCAAGCCGTAGCCGGTGCGGACCGTCAGATCAAGGCCACGCTCGGCTTTGGCAATGTTGTTTTCCAGCACGTAATGCAGAATGGTTTTATCGCTGTTGTCACTGCGCGGGGTGGACACCAGATAGTTCATCACGCTACCGGGCAACAGGACGGTATCAATCATCTCCACATATTGGGTGTTCATCCAAGCGCTGGAGATCAGGGCGTTGAACAAGGCCAGCACCTGGGCGGGCGACTGACCGATCCAAGGCCCGGCGGTGTTCAACAGGACCGGCACGCCAGGATGGGTGTACAGGCCGGTGAGTTCGTCCTCACCAAACAACGCCACATCGTTGATATGACGCTCATAGGCATCCATCGCCGCATCGGCCCGCGCGGTGTTGAGGGGTTTACGCAGAAAGGCCGATTGGCGCAGTTCCTCGGTGGTGTAATCGTAGCCAATGGTGCCCAACACGACAGGCACGCTCTTTTGTGCGTAGGCCACATCGACCGTCGGAAGATCTTCGCCCCGTCCAGAATGCCGCTTGCCACGTCCGGAATAGTCATACATTTGATAGGTCACCGAGGTGGCGTACTCGCCCGCTTCGGTGCTGATGGGCACTAAATCCCGGTACTGGATGCCTTGGCGCTGGCGGGCGTAGATCGTCGATTCAACATGGGTCAGTTGCGACACCAAAAACGCCAGCGCTTGGGTGGCATCGGATGTCTGATACCGCGCATCGGTCAGCAACATCGGGTTCAACGCATCGGCTATCTGACGGCGGCGTATGTCAATCATGTTCATGCAGGTCCCTTATTTAAGAATGCGGATCACGCCCAGCGCTCCGGGGGCGCTCGTGCTGTCCCAGATGGCCTGGGGGTAGGGAATGGTTTCTGAAGCGATGGCGGCGGATCGGGCCGCGCCCAAGGCCCCCGTTCCCGCAATGCGGATAAACACCGGATCATCCGGGCGGCAGCCATCCTCGCAGATCACCCGGATGCGACCGATCTCCAACACCGGCACCATCGCATGGGGGGCATACCGGACCTGTCCGGCCGCATCGGCCACCATCGTGACATGGCGGACACTGATCCCCAGGATGGCGGCATCTGCCCCATCGGGGGCTTTGCAGGTGGCGTCTTTGGGGCCGCGTGCCACAAATAAGCCAAAATCAATCGGTGTTTCTCCGGCGTTTTTGTAGTTGCAAAGGCCGCTGGTGTTCAAGTCGATGACTTGCCCCGCATCGCCAAGATCAAGTAAGCGCCCACCATAGGTGGACAAGTCAATTCCGGACATGCGTGTTCCTTAGGGTGCTGAAGTGCCATAGGTGGCGTGAGTGAGCTGCTGGATATACGCCGCTCGCGGGTCCAGGTCGGCATCCGATGTCTTGACGATCTGACGCCGTAACGCCTCGTTCACCGCCTCAGCAGCCAGCCCTGCCGAAGCCGTCACCGGCGCGGACGCCAGAACGTTAAACGCCAGGTCGACCGCCGTCTGCGCGGCATCGGCCACCCGGACCCCGTGCAGTAAGGTGTCAATCATGGCCGAATACGTGGGGTGTAGACGGCTGACCACTTCACGGCGGATCGCGCTGCACGGCTTGCCGTCGGTCACCAGGCCCGGCACCAGCCGCCGCGCATCGCCCATCTGGCGTGACATGGCTTCAATCGCTTGATCCCGCTGTTGCGGGTCCTCGTCCGCAGCGCGGGCCGCTTCCAGCCCCGCCAATTGCTTTGACAGGTCCGCAATTTTGGCCACCAGCTGTTCCTTGGTCAGCGCTTGGCCGCTGTCCAGTTTGATTGGGGCCTGGGCGGCGTGCAGATCCTCTTCCAGGGCATCCACTTTCTCGGTGGCCGTCTTGAGTTTGGCCGCCAGGTGTTCAACCGCGCTGGCCTCCGTCTCTTCAAGCTCTAGGCTGATACCGTCCACACTAATGCGGCGTTTGGTCATGGGGTGTTCTCCAAAGGGTGGGGGTAAGGCAATGTCACGATCGGCCACGCGGCACTGGGATCCAGCACGGCCTGCGGCAACGGTGGCAATGTGGTTGCCACGGATCCGGATCTGTTTCACCTCGTAGGCATCGCCCTCCGGGGTCCAGCCCGGGGTCCAGTCGTACTCGGCGCTGTAGCCGCCGGAAAGTTCTTGTTTTCCAGCTTCAATCTTTTCGATGGTCGCCTCATCGGTAATGGTGAGATCGGCCACCAGATACTCCCCTTCACGCCGTGGATTGCGGGCAAAGCCCACCGCATGGGCGCGCCAGTTCTCGGCGGTCACCTCCTCATCCGGATGCTCATCGGTGATCGGGCGACCATCAAAGCTGGCGATAGCCTCAGCAGCAAACACTTCTTCAGGTGGTCGGTAGACGCGAATCACCCGCTGGGGATCCGCATCGCTTACCCCTAATTCGTGGGCGGCATAGTGCTGTATGCCGGTGCGCGCAAATCGGGCAGGTACGATCAGATACCCTTCCGGCGTCTTGCGACGTTGGGTCAGTTGGACATCCAGGGTGATCATCAAGGGCCTTCCAGCGTCACGTTCGGAATCGCCACACAGCGGCAGTTGTAGTCCTGTCCCGGATGCCCCGTCGCGGGGGGATCGCTCCATCGAAAGACGGTGCCATCATGGGCCGCATGATCCTCACGCACCCGTTCATCTCCTGAGGTCTGCCAGGTGTAGCTTTCAATCCCCAACCCCACTTGCCGGATTTCATTGAATGCGGCATTCATTTTTGATGTCTGATCCCGTGCAATGAATGTGGCCCGTGATGCCGTGGCATCGCTGATCTGTTCAATCTCCTTGGCAACATCTTTGGCGCGTCTGCCCTGCATGACGCCTTGCAACACGGCCGTACCGATCTTGTCGAAATACTGTCGCTGAATGGAGGTGATCAACTGGACATTGACGGCACGGGCCGCGTGTATCTGCGTGCGCACCTGCTGGGCCAGCATCAATGACGTGATGTCGATGCCGAAGGCGGTACGCACGGCGCTGCCAATCGTCTGTACGACCTGACGGTCCACACGCTGCACCTGCTGGGCGGCCATCCGCTCGGCCCATTGAGGCAAGCCACCACAGCGCAACGCCGCCCGCAGCAAGGCCGCTTCAATGGCCTGCATGAACTGGGAGGCCAGATAGCCCTGTGGGGCGTTGCCGTCAGGCGCATCACGTGTCATGTGGGGCTGCGATGCGTTGAGCACCGGCAGCACCTCCTCCCGCACCGCCTGGTGCAGCACCCGCACCAAGGCCAGCAGTTCGTTCCTATACATCGCCTCAGCGTGGCGGCTGGGTCGCGGCGGGCGTAACTGCCGCTTCTTGACCCGGCGTCCCTGCAAGCGCAGTAGCTCCGGTAATGTCAACATCCTCAGTGAACCTACATTCCGCGGGCCGACAAAGATATCCTTGCGCTCATACAAAGTTTTGTATCATGGCGCATGGAAGGGCCCAAACCGATTGAATTCAGAGGCAGTGCTCTTGACGATTTACGCACTTTTCCAGTGAGCGTAAGACGTGAGGCCGGGTACCAGCTTCACCAAGTGCAAAACGGACGCGACGCTGACGACTGGAAGCCCATGCCTACGGTAGGGCGTGGAGTCCGCGAGATTCGCATCCGTGACGCAGACGGCGCTTTCCGCGTTATCTACGTCGCCACGCTGCCCGATGCTGTCTATGTGTTGCATTGCTTCCAAAAGAAAACTGAGAAAACCGCCAAAGGCGATCTTGATGTAGCGGCTAAACGCTACCGTGATCTGTTTAATGAGGTAGGACAATGAGCAACGAGCGATTCACAAGTGTGTGGGATGCCATTGAGGACACTCCCGAAGCCGCCGAAAACATGAAGTTACGTTCCGCACTCATGATGGCCCTGAAACAACACATCGAAACGGCTGCGCTGAGTCAGTCTCAAGCCGCTACGCTGTTCGGTGTCACGCAGCCTCGCGTGTCAGATTTAATGCGCGGCAAAATCAACCTGTTCGGCTTGGATGCACTGGTCAACATGGCTGCGGCGGCTGGGATGCATGTGGAAATGCGCGTACTGAAAGCGGCGTGAGTGCTTCGCCGGTTTTTTATCTGACCATTGCATGATTCCAATCGCAGCCTATGTATTGGAAGCCGATGCTGTCGTTTCCACCAATGGCCACACATCTGGAGGCTCCATCGCCTGAGACAGTTCCGCCGCCAGCGTCACATCGCGCTCGGTGATCTTTGAATAGGTTTTTTGTTCCAGCAGCTCAGCACAGGGCACGTCTGGACCGATCACACCATGCGTCAAGTAAATCTGATCACGCTCGGCACGCAACTTCTCAATGCTCGCCTGTTCTGTCTGGCTCATCTGCCATAGCGAATTGAACTGGATCTCCAGATCATGAGGACACTCACCCACAGAGGCCCGAAACAGCACCTCATACAACAACCTCAGCACAGGCCGCAGCTCATCCTCCTGCTGCGCCTTGATGCGGTCGTAATAATTGCGAATATCACTGTCACCGGTGGCGTTCATACCTTGGGGGGACTGACCAAACAACCGGGTTGCCGGAATATCCGCCGCCCCTGAAATATCCATCATGAATTGCTCAATCACATCCTTCACACCCGCAAAGTGATTGGTTTTTTGGGTGTATTCATCCTTAGCATCCAGCAGCAGCATCCGATTGAATGATTTCATCATGGCCGCTAACTGAAAGCGCTTGTGTACCTCTTCGGCCCCTCGGTCCGTTGTTAACGTGTCGCTGAGTCCAGAGATCCGCAATACATCCACCACCGCCTCAAAAAAACATCGACGCCGTGCCCTGGGTCGCGGTGTCATAGCGGCTGAGCGCGTTGTACATGGCCTGCAATACCGAGTCATGCCAGTAGCCGTTCCCCCTGAATGCCTCCCAGGGCAGTTCCGCTCCAGAGAAGGCAATCATTCGGGAATGGTCCACCCGCTCCACCGATCCGGCAATCTGATAACACCGCGGTTGCCCGTAGGTCTCACTCAAGGGGTCCTGGTCCATCTGACCACTGCCCAGCGCCACCCGCCAGCGATCCAACACCGTCAGCGATAGCCTGGTCCCCTGCATGACCGAGGTCGGATCAAACGGCAAGCACGGGTCTTGCCCATGCACGTTGATAAACAGCACCGCCCCCCCGTACAACCGGGCCCAGGCCAGCGCATCGCGCACCTTGGCGCGCACGTTCAACGCCTGTTCCAGACGATGCATCGGCTCCAGCGCATCGGCGTGCAGCGCCGTATTCAACGTCACCCATTCCCGCGTCATGTCGGTGGCCGGAATCTAAAAAATCACTGAAAAGCCCTGCTTTTACTGTGTTTCAATGAATCGCATTTCTCACATGGACATAAATATGGACATACACAGGGCATGTCATGCCCCTTTCACCACGCAATACAGATCAGGCGTGCCAAGCCAAATGTACCGTCACCAGTACGCTATAAAAACAGCAGCGCCACTCCATGCTGTCCCTCTGGCGAAGTAGCAGGCGGGAGGCAAGCATCAATAAACACGCTAGCTTGCGCAGCGGCATAGAACCGGTTCATGACTTGAGCGATGAGCGGCCTCCAGGGAATCGCCCAGCCCGTCACTGCTTCTGGATCACCACCGATTGCAAGATGCCGTCCATCAGCTTACGGGCGCGTTGGTAATCCTCGGTGTTTTTTTGGCGGGCGGCTTCAATGGTGAAGGCGTGTATCCCCTGCCATTGCATGGCTTTGCCCAGGGCGTGATTGAGGGCGTTATGGGCAAAGGGTCTGGTCAGCGTGCCGGACCCCGGCATCACCAGTGCACTGCCACCGGCCAGCACCCGCAGTGCTTCAAACAACACCACAGCCTGCCGTGATAAATAAACAATATGGGGTTTGCCCGTTTTTGAGTGCTCTGCAGGGATATGCCATTGGGCCTGGTCAAGATGCACATGATCCCAGCGGGCAAGTAGCAATTCAGATTTGCGTACCATCGTCAGCAGGATCAGGTGCAGGGCAAGCTTGAATTGCCGCCGGATCCTGGAAGCCCAGACGGCCCGCAGGAAAAGGCGAATTTCATCAGGGGACAGTGCGCGGTCACGGGACACGGCTTTGTACACGTGGCGCATGGGCAGTGCCAGCACGGGGTTGGTAGGCATCAGCCCACAGGTCACGGCGTAATCACACAGCCGCTTCAATACCCCGCGAATCTGCCCCGCGGTCGCGTCAAAACCCTGCTCTTTCTTGCGCCAGATGAGGGAGCGTATCTCCTCGGCGGTCACCTCACGCATGGGCTTGTCTCCCACAAAGGGCAGGATGTCTTTGTCCAGATACCGTCGCGGCATGGTGCTGTCTTTCCTGTCCCTGGATTGAATCTCACGAAAAAACCGCTCGGCAAAGTCCCGCACGGTCGTTGCATGTGCCGCCGTCACCTTGGCAAGCTGCTTTTGCCGAGCCGGTGAAGTGCCCATAGCCACCAGCGACGCCGCCTCATCCCGTTTGAGGCGGGCATTCCTGAGCGATAGGGCGGGATACTTGCCCAGCGTCAGTTTCTCGTACCTGCCCGCCAGTCGGTAACGAAAGCGCCACACGATCCCCCCTGTTGGATACACCTCTACCGACAACCCCCGTTCATCAGCCACGGATAAATCCTGTCTCTGGGCTTGAGGGCTTTCAGGGCGGTGTCTGTGAGCGGCATGCGGGCCTCTTTATGTCCATGTCATCCTGTTCAGTACGTCCATCCATCTACATTGACATAAATATGGACATAAAAAACGTTGGCTGCCTTGGGGGCTGAGTGGACATTATAAGAACAAAAAAGCCAGTATTAAAGCGGGTTTTAAGAGGGGGACTGGATGTCCTGGGACGTTAAAAAACTAGTGTTATTTTCGTGGCCGGAATATCCACCACCTTGCGCGCCAGCCAATTGGTCCGGTACATCGCCTCCAGTTCGACACGATCAATCACCCGGGGCAGCAGGTACCGCCCATAGCTCATCTTGTCGCGCTGATCGCCCAATCCGGCCACCAGGTTCTGCAAGGTGTCCACGACATGCTGAGGCGCAGCACCGGATCTGGCCCGCGCGGCGCGCTTGTTGCGATTGCGGCCACTCACACCCAGCGACTCCAATCACTTGCCGGATGCGCCAGCAGATCATTAATCGCATCCACCATCGGATCAATTTGATCATCGTGCGCATGCGTGCCATCGGCGCTGAACGCTTCACACTCAGCCACAAAATCCTTCACCCATCCCGCCTGCTCTGGAATCACCACCCATCCCGCATCAATGTAGGACACCACATCCATCACCCGCGTGAGCTTGTCGGTCACCCGTGCAATCCCAGTCACCGGAATACGCCCCTGACCAGCGCCACCTCTGGCAATGTCCTGAATTAAGCCCGTGCCGCTAGATTTGTCCTCAATCTTCATCTGACGGATCGGAGCCGATACCTTATGGTCGTAGGCGCGATGCGCATTCCAAAAATCAATCGCCCGCCGCTTGAGTTCCGGCGCTTCCCACTTGCCGCGAATCATGTCCAACAGATAGATACGCTTGTCCTCTCCCAACCCCCACAGTTGGAAGACGCTGTAATCATTGCGCTCAGCCGTCTTCTGCGCCGTATCGCCATACACCGTGCGCGAGAGAATGCGCGGCAGCACCGTATAGCGCCCAAATTGATCCCCTTTGATGATCCCACCGCCCAGCGGACTGGGCCGCTGCTGATATTGACCGCTGAACACATAACGATCCGTCGCTTCCAACGCCAGCAACTCAGCTAACGGCTCTTTGTACGGCCAGTAGCTATAGCGTCCGTCCTGGTCCTGCACATCACGCACCACCTGCCCTTGCACCTGCTCCGGCAAACCGGACACGTAGGCATCATCAATCAATGCAGGAATCTCAATACATTCCCACGCCCCCGGGAATCCCCCAGACTGGATGAACCCCGTCGGATCGTCCTGCGCCAAACGTTGCATAATCACAATAATTGGCGTGTCCGGACTGGCTTTACGACTCTTCACCGTGGACACCAGCTTACGGTTGGCCTTACTGCGTCCGGTCTTGCTGTAGGCATCTTCCACCTTCAGCGGATCATCAATAATGATCGCCCCCTGCCATCCCGGGGCCATGTGTCCGGCACGAAACCCCGTCACCTGTCCCCCCAGACTCACCGCATACACCCCACCGGCTTTCTTACCATCCACCACCACATTCCAACGCTTCTTTGACTTGGCATCATCGGCAATCTCCAACGGCCACAACGCACGATACTCATCAGACTGCACAATCTCCCGCGCCGTCTCCGAATTCAGCAGCGCCAAATCATCCGAATAACTAATATGCAAAAACCGCGCATACGGATTCAGCGCCAACCCACGCGCCATCAAATTAATCGCCACAAGCTCCGTTTTCGACGACCCAGGAGGCACATTAATCACCACATCCTTGCGCCGCCCTGCAATCACATCATCCACCACCCCAGCAATCACCTGATGGTGCCAATTCACCCTAAACCGCAGTTGCTGACGCTGTTTGAAAAAATACCGCGTGAAAAATAAATGATCTGCTTCGCACCTAGCCTTGATCACCGCTTGATCAATGGCCTGTTCAGTACTCAGCCTCAAGCCGCTTGAGGGCCGAGGCGATTTGTTTTTCATCGACTAACGCCAATCCAACCTTCTGTTCAATCGCCCCCCCATCGCGGCCAGACACCTCAACGCGTTGCGTGTCTTTCCAGCCAGCCCGCGCATTCATCCAGCCAAGGGCCGCATGCGCGTTCGGCCTCGTCGGGTGGGTCGCCATATTGAACAGACTTTCGGCCACCTTGGCATTGGCTTGAATACCACCAATGTCCAGCTCGCGACGATAGTGCTTACGCAACGTCGGCGCACTGATCTGCATCAACAAGGCAATGTGATCATGAGGCGTGCCAAACGACGCCAGCTTTTCTACCATCACGCGATTTTCATCTGTCGGTAGATGCGCTTTACGTCCTCTCTCAGCCATCGCACGGCCTCCCTGGAAAACAAAATATCCGGTGAATTTTTTTCGTTTCTCTATATATAGGGGGCGAAAAAAATTGAGGAAACACCCGCCTCATTCGCCCTCTTCCCCGCAGCCCTGCGGTGACCACGGCTGCCCGACGCTGGCCGCCTGTACCCATGCCGCAACACAGCGCACTTGCGCCGCACAGTGTTCATACGCCAAACGCCATGCCAGCGTCTGATTCAGCACGTCGCGGACTGTCTCTACACGCGGCAATGGCGGCTCCTCACACGGCTGCAACAAACCCTGCGGCGGGGTAATCACCTCAACGCGGGTCTGCGTGACGATAACTGGCTTGACAGGACCCCCCGTCGAGCAAGCACCCAAGCACGTCAGGCACATCCATATCCAGAAAGGCTTTCGCCTCATCGCTGTGTTGCTCCAAATGCGTGATGCGCTGCCGCAATGCACGGTCGCGCAACGTGATCCGATTCAAATCCGTATGCAGCCCCGCAATCGCCTGCCTGTCGATCTCCCGTAACGCACGCAGCCGCGCAATCGCAGCGTCTTGCTCCGTGTTGATCGCAACCTGCGCATCCAACGTGCTTTCCACCGCCGCTAACTGGCCTTCCAGCTGCGCCGCCCGCTGCGCTAATTGACTGCGCTCGGACCAGGCCAGGACTGCATGTGCAACCAGCGCCACCAACGCACCAATCATCATGTACTCAACCAACAGCCGCACACTGGGCAAACCTCGCCCCACACGGCGCAGTGTATTAACGATCATCCGAACTCCTTCTCCCGCCCCCCACTTTAGGGACAATAAAGCTTTGAATTAGGTCCAAACTGGCAGAGGCCCCAAGCCAACCAAACACCCCCACTGTGACTGCCGTCAGTTGCTGGCTTAACTCCAGCGATTCACACACCCACATTGCAAACAGCCCCACAAGCCCAGCCGCGCTGGCTTCGATCAGCACACGCGCCCAGGTCGGTTTCTCGCCGTTGTCGAGCGTGCGCATTAAGTAGCCGAGTACCCCAGCCACCATCGCAAGGCACGTATAGAACGCTTCTTTCCACCAGGACATCATGGACGAGGGATCAATCACGGCGACCCTTGCTCTTCAAAGCGGCACGCTGTTTCTCCGCTTCGGCACGCCAGTCACCATATTCAAATAACACACGTTCGGCGGCACGCCTGATGATTAAGCCAGACTGCACACGACCGCCCGCCCATTTCCACACATGAAACTGCTGCGCCGCACCAGCAACATCACCGGCATTAAGCTTGCGTAACAGCGTCGAGCGGTGGAACGCGCCCACACCAATGTTGAAGCTCAGCGATACCAGCGCATCGAACTGCTGTTGCTTGAGTGGCACACGCGCATAACGCCGTACAGCCGGTTCAAACTCTTTGGCTAATCGAGCACGTAACATTGCATCCGCTTCCTGCTCATTGGCAAGACGCATATCAGGCCTAACGTGCTTGCCCGTCTCGCCATAGCCAATCGTCAACACACCCCCAGGACAGGTATACGAGCTCAGCTTGCAACCCTCAAAAAACTTAATCAGTGCAATGCCTTCTTCACCAATGGTCTGCATGAGGGGACTCCAGTACGCAAAAAACCGCCCGAAGGCGGTCGCTGGCTTTGAATAAAAAAAGCCCTGCTGAGGTGGGCAGGGCGCGAGTAAATCATTCGATGAGGGCATAGCACCACTCAGGCGCGTAGATTAGGGGGGAAAGTGTTGCAGTATCAATGCAACACTACGCGACGACGCAGGGTAGTTGCATCGCTACAGATGCTTATCGGTTGAGCGGATGCTCGGCGATGAACTGACGCAAGGCCGCATTCACACGAGTTTGCCAACCCTTGCCTGTGGCCTTGAAGGCTTCCAGCAGATCAGCATCCAGGCGAATGGCAGTGAACACCTTGGTTTGGTCTGCCTTCGGGCGACCTCGGGGGCGCTTCATGGCGACCAAAGCAGTGTATATCTCAGGGGAGAATGCTTCGCAGGCAAGCTTGGCCCCCTTATGCCATTGGCTATCGAGTTCACGCGCATCTACATCAGCGGCGATGCCCGCATTAATTACCTCTGTTTCGTCGTGAGTGGGGATCATCGTCCCCTGTTTAAGTGTCGGCATAGCTTCTCACCTCTCTTGAGTTGGCCTTACGCAGACTGATGACCCGTACAGCATCACCACGAAGGCAAAACACCATCACATGCAGACGGTTGCCGATATACCCCTTTGCTTCAAAACGGGGTTCTGCATACTGTTTACGTGTGTCTTCACGAACCACGGCGGTTTCCCACTCAAAACCATCGGCATCAGCGAGCGACAATCCATGCTTGTCAAGATTGCTTTTGCTTTTAGCAGAATCGAATTCGTAGTTCATTTAAATTATTGTATAAATAATAAATTGATGTTACCAGGCTTTTTTATATAAACAATTAAGTTAATTTAACTAACACTGCACCTAACAACTCATCTCGGGAAAGCGCCTGACTCATACGTTCGATGGTTGCCTTTGCAAGATCATGCAAATGCCAGGATGGAAAGTGAGGGTAAGTACAGCGTTAGCCATCACGCAGCATCTGTCTGCAACGCCTCTTGCAACTGCGTCGCGGCCTGTCGTTCCGCAACACCCATCCGCTCCAACAGCCACTCATACAGGCCGCGCCATGTCGTGCGGTAGGTGGATTCGTCCCGGCCAATGGCAGCGGCGCGCTTGCGGTCACTGGCGGGAACCGCACCGCTGCCCCCGCACGCCGTGCACACCTTCACCAACGCCCCTACACGCCGTTCCCCCTGACCATGACAGCAGGGGCATAACTGCGGCGTGGACAGCTCATCCACCACCGCCGCAACCAGTACCGGTAACATCTCCAACGTCGCCTGCGGCCACAGGTGGGCTTTGAGCTTGTCCAGCCGCTCCTCCGCACGCCTCAGCGCAGCCTGCTGTGCGCTTGTCGTTGCTCGGGTCCACCCCATGCACGCTTTGACAATGCCCACGTCTGTACGCGCTTCCAGCAAGCGCTGCTGCTGCCGTCGAATCTCCGGCACCACCAAGGCCACCGCCGCATCGCGCAAGGGGCCACGTCGCAACGCTGCGCCATCCGGCCACCAGCACGCTTGCAGTACCTCACGCCCCAACCCCGCAGGCACCAGCCCCAGGGCATGGGCAATGTCTTGCGCTGTCAACTCAGGCACTCCACCAGGCAGCGTGTCGTAGCGGATCGTGCTCGGGTTCAAACGAGCCAGTAAGCGTCGCGGATCAGTCATGGCGGATGTCCTGTGGGTTTCACGTCAAAAGCGGTGACCAGAAGCAGTCACCAGGCGCTTCATAGCGCTCAGGTAGGCATCACCTGAATAAACGTTGGTCACACGGCCATCACCACGGATGGGGAGGATCAGAATGCAGGATTGGCGTGCAGGCGTGGCCCTCCGTTGCTTGCTTGCTGCGTGATGCCCGTGATGGTGATGACCACCTGTCCGGCATGGCGTACCTCATCCTCAATCAGCGGATGCGATACAAAACGCCGGTCATCAATGCCCAGGGCATCGGCAATGCCATCCCGGTACGGCTTAAACCGCGCCAGCATGTTGTCATCGTCAGGCAGACAGCGTGTGGGCGGATAGAAGCTAATCCATAGATCCAAGCGTCCCTCAGCAGGCAGCGACAGGCCACCCCATCCGGCACACCGTGCCATCACCTCGGCGTAGCCTCTGGCCTGTTTTACGGCTTTGCTGCGCCGTGTCCAATGCACCCGTGCGTTCGGTGACAGGTCCTTGGACGGCCACGGCAATGTTAAAGATTGCATCTTGTTCACTCCTGATCGTCTCTATATTGCCCCCAGCGCGTGCGAGCTTTGCTGGATGCGGATGCCACGGAAACGCAGCCTTGAGGTGGTTCGCCTTCGTAATCGTCAATGCATCCGTAGGCCAGTCTGCTGCGTGCCCACACCCGGCCTGTCTGCCCTTCACGTTGTTTGGCAATGTTGATTTCCAGAAAACCGGGGTACTCGCTGGCGCGATCTTCCTGTTCGGCGTAATAGTCGTCTCGGTACAAAAATACGATCAGGTCGGCGTCCTGTTCGATGTTTCCAGATTCACGCAGGTCCTTCATCACCGGTCGCTTGTTCTGCCGTGCTTCAACACCGCGATTCAACTGCGCCAGCAACACCACCGGACAGCCGAGCTCCTTGCCCAATCCCTTAAGATCGCGGGTGATTTCACCAATCTCCACCGTTTCACGGGTCTTTCCAGGCAAAGGCATCAGGTGCAGGTGGTCAATGATGATCAAGTCCACCGGCTGACGTAGATGCTCACGGCGCGCACGCGCCATGATCTGCTCCCGATTGAGTCCAGGCGTGTCATCAATCATTAGTCCGGCATCACGCATCCGGCGCACCCCTTCAGTGACCTGACTCCAGAACATTTCACTGTCGGGGCAGTCGTCGTTAGGCTCACGAAGCCATTGCAATGGCACGTTCATGACCGAGGCAATGCAGCGGTTAAAAATACTGACATCCGTCATTTCCAGGTTGAAAAACAGTACCCGCTTGCCATGCAATGCGTTTGCCGTGGCCACATTCACCGCCCAAGCGCTTTTCCCCATCCCCGGTCTGGCCGCAAGAATGATCAGCTGACCAGGGGCTAATCCGCCTGTCATCGCGTTGAACTTTCCCCACGGGGTCGGCAGTCCGTACAACCGTCCCTTGTCGCTGTAACGGCACTGCAAATCGTCGAACCAGCGCCGTGCGACTTCCTGCATCGTCTTGATGCCGCCGACGCGTGGGCGATCAGCAAGCCGAGCAATTGCGTGTTCAGCCTCGGCGATCAGGTCGCGTGTCTCCCTGCCTTCAGGCTTAAACCCGGCATCCTGAAGACGGGTGCCCACGTCGATCAACTCACGCAACCTCGCCTTGTCCACGACGATTTCAGCGTAGGCCACAATGTTAGCCGCCGAGGGCGTGGTACTCGCCAATTCGATCAGATACGCACCACCGTCCACCTCTGCACTCAACCCTTGCGAGTGGAACCAGTCCATCAGGGTCACCACGTCGCAAGGCTGCCGCTTGCTGTCCAATTCCAGAATGGCGCGATAGATCAACTGGTGATCACGGCGGTAGAAGTTTTCTGGCGTGATCCAGTCCGCGATCTTGACCAGCATTTCCGGTGCCAGCATCAGCCCCCCCAACACCGCCTGCTCAGCCTCCAACGACCACGGCGGCACCGGTAGTTCCCCAGTACAACGTTCATCGAAAGCGTAAAGACGAGCGTTCACTGGCAGCGCTCCTCGCGATCTATCGCCGTTTCAAAAACCTTCGTCACCACCTCGTTTTTCATCAGGTAATCGAAACTTGGCCGCCAGTCCGGTGGCTTGTACGGCCCAGTACCGTTGAGGAAAGGATCCTCCTGACATTCGTCCAGGTACGCCTGAAAGAATCCAAGGCTGCGCCGTTGTGGCGACGCCTGCCATGCTGACCGGATCAACGTGCGCCGCTTCGGCGTTAGTTCCCTGACCTTGGGCAGCTCCGTCATCGTGGCGTTGAAGGCATCCACAATGGCCTGGTACGGAATCCGGTCGCCAGAAGGTGGTTTTTCGCCCAAAGCTGGTTTTTTCTGATTTTGATGTTCCTCCCCGATGTCAGGTGCTTCGCTGTCAAGCGATGCACTCAAAATACCGTTAGGTATTTTGTTGTTTTTATCGTCTTCGTCTTCGTCTTCGACTACGACTAGGTGAACAGCTGTTTTCACCTGTTTACAGTTGTTTGCATCCGTAGAAATCTGAACGCCACTACGGGCAGTTGGTGGCAACGGAAATTTAGGTTCCGACCTTGCCTGCCAACGGGTGTCCAACATTTGCAAATACGGCTTTCCATCTTCGTCGTAGAGAGCGATCAGTCCGGCCTTCTCGCACGCAGCGATCCAACGGGAAATGTCGGCCTCACGAACCCGATCAACCTTCAACGGGTACAGCGATGCCCTCAGCATCGACGGGCGGGCGTCATATAATCCATGGTCATCTACCTTGGACATCAGACGCCGGTAAAACACTTCGGCAGGGAAATCCAGCGCATTGACGCGTTCACTGCTCAAGATACCCTCACGAAGCAAACGACTCGGCATCTCACTGCCTTCTCATCTCGAACGTGTCCGCCGCAATGCACGCGAACTGTTCTAGGTGATGCTTTGTGATCCACGTTTTCTGCGCTAAATGTTCGATCCAGCGCAGCGCCTCCCTGATGTCGGCGGGATGAATCTCGTAAACAATGTTTCCGTCTTGCACAAACCCGTAGAACCCATCCGGCAACTGGCGAACAACCTTCCATACCACTGCTGGCTCCGAGTTACGTACATCATCGCCAAGGGGGCGTGCGTAATAATTCATGCAACCTCCATCAGACACGCGATGACGTCTGGATTCCACAAGAGTTGATAACTGCTGTGCCCGTTGCGTGAGTACGGAATGGCTTCACACCACACGCGACCGGCTTCGGTTAATTCCCATTCGTCGCGTTCATTACGGAACTGAAAGCCTCTGGAGGCTAATAATTGGTTCACCGCCTTGGCCGAGCAATGCAGCCGCTTGCCTAGTTGCGTGGCGTTGAGCAGGCAAAGCGGTTCCTGTAACGCAGGTAATGCGCGGCGTATTTCTTCGGTCGTTAAATTCGTATTGCTTTTGATGCAGGCCAGCGTCGCCGCTGCGGCAATCCCTGGTTTTACGCCAGTCACTTTGGAAACGAATTGGCCGATTAACAGGAGTGCGGCAACGCGATCCTGTGTCGGCCCAGGCAAGGTGGGCAGCGCCCCCGGTGTGGAGTACGTGCCTGTCTTGCGCAGGGTGGGCAGGACTTCGCTCGTCACCCAACGCTTAAAACGCTTGGCCGCAGGTTTTGTGCTGCCCATGATCAGGGCATACAAACCGGATTCGTTAATGTGGTTGGTCTGTCGGGTGCGCCCTAGGTTGTCGGTTGCGTCCAGCTTCTGGACGTCTTCTACATCGACGTGTGATTCAATCGCTTGGCGCGGATTGCCAAACTCTAATATTGAGCACACGTCATTGGCGTTGAACCATGGCGCATTGGCCTCGTCGAGCTGAATACGCACATCTTTTGATTCAAATTGGAATGGGGTGATTGCGTTGGCGGAATGCGTGGAGTGGTCAAGCGCGGGACGGTTGCCTGTCTTGCGCATGGTTGGCAGCACTCCCTCAAATACCCAACGCTCGAACCGCTCTGCGGCAGGGAGTTTGCTGCTCACAATCAAGCGGAGCATGTCAGGCTCGGAGATGATCCGGACTTCCTGCATTCCGCCTGGTGTCTGAAGGGGGAGGCGTTTTGCCTCCCCCTTGCAGTGGGCACTCAAAGCTTTGCTGTGATCGGCGTAGCCTAATACCGCAGCAACATCCTTGCCGACGAACCACACTTCACCGTGATCATCGACCACAGTTCGCACGGCTTGCGATTCAAAGTGAAACGGTGTGATTGCGTTCATTCCAACTCCCTGTTCATTACTGATGGTGTTCATGACAGATGCCTGCTTGCATTGCCCATGCCCTTTTAGGCGGCCTGTTCCAGGTGTGGGCCGAGGGCTTTTTCTATTTTGAGAACGCCGCCCCTCATGCCCTCAAGCAGACGCGTACCAAGCTCACCGCTAATCTCTGTCGCTCCAAGCCAATACAGTGCTTGCGGAACCTTATTGACGCGGGACATCTCGTGCAGCTTCTTGAAGTGGTCGCACAGAAACCAGATGGCGCAGAGTGCATCGTCATTCACCATTGTTCCCGTGGCGGTATAACTGCCCGTCTTGCGGATCGAGGGTAGGACTTCCAACACATCCAGCACCCAGCGGCGAAACGCGGTGGCGACTGAAGTACGGGCGAACATCGCCACCAGGTGGCAGCCACGGGGGCTGAAGAGTCGGGTAGGCTTGTCTCCGGTAACGGTGGTCAAATTGACCACGGTTGTCATTTGTTCGGTGAACTCATCCGCACGGCGTGCATAGATGCGCAATACGGATCGTTCATCGGCATAGCCCAAAGCACGGGCTAACTCGCGTGCACTCAAGTACGGCGTACCGTCACGATCAATAATGGAAAGGGATTGGCCGGAAAAACACACGGCAGCAGGTAACTGCGTCATAAAAACGTCTCCTATGTCATTGGAAGAACACAGGAGAGACGTTCTTACGCGCCGCACCTGTGGGTGTCGGGAGGGTAAGAAACCGGACATAGACGGCGGGCAGCTTTCCCCTTGCGGGTCTTGTATCGCTGCCGCCCTCCCGACGTAAAAACGTGCGGGCGCAAAAAAAAAACCGCATGGTTTTCGGATGCGGGTACCGCTATGTACGGAGTTCTTACACTCCTTACCGGAGACGGTACCGCAGCGGCGTACAGTGGTCAAGCTCACGGTGTCATTGCTTGCTTTCATTCTTGATTCCTTAAGGGCTTTTTAAGTCCCTTCAAATAAATCACCACGCCTTCTTCAAGAGGCGAATGCCCATTCTTGGCCCGTAGCAGATAAGCGTCCTTTAGTGCTTGTATTGCAGCGTGTTCTACCGCTTCATCAACACAAGCCAGTCCATAGATTTTTGCGTATCGCTCAAACATTTTTCGATCAGCAGGGCTTTGATAAATTTCCACAGGGCCTCCAAAGGGCCTGGTTAGGCACTTCAAGCTGCGTCTGCTTGCCGCTTATCATTCTGTATCGCAGCAGTTGCTACCGATAACGCCAGTTCACGAACTAACGCCGCCGGTTGCATCCCGTTGTACTGAGCCAACGCATTGATTAAATCGCGTTCGGCATCGTTAAAACGCACCTTCACCGGGTGACTACGAATGTGAGTTGGATCGGCATACATGGATTCATTACCAAGGGTTATTCAATGTCATTGGAAAGATCGAATACAGCGCATCACACGTCACAGGGATTTCCCCACGGCCTCTTGATGCTTCTTAAAAGCTTCTGCTTGATGCTGGATCAGCAAAAGATCTACTTGGGTTTTAAGCACCTCTATTGCCTCGCTGCGTTTTCTTTCTCTGGGAAAAGCAGCTTCTTGACTAGACATAGCTCTAATTTGGAGGTCCGAAATGTGTGTCAACAAGCTTGAAACGATGTCATATAAAAACGAGATTCGACGCTCCAACGCCGCTGCGTTAATGGGTGCTTCTTCTTGCGTTGACGTTGCTTTGGGTTTTTCAGATTTCCCCAACATCCATCGCATCGGCTTGCCTGCGAATCCTCGACTCAAATCTAATTCAAGCAATAAGTCTTTCCGGGCTTTCACTTGTGACCGTGGCGGTCGTTTACAGAAAAGTGGCAAGGTGGGCTTGGATGATCGTTCTCCACAAATGGATAAAAGGGTACGTAAAGAAGCACCCCACAGCGAAGTAAAAAAAGTGCCTTTCTCACGCTGCATCGGACACCTCCGGCAGGTGGCCTGTGGGGGGGGGCGCCGAATACGTCTGGGCGAAGATCGTAACGAGAAACACGGCCACCACTGGCTTCATCAAGGCGTCGCGCCAGTGCACCATCAAATCGCTGTCCCTTGCAGAGAGCCTTTCGCAGGTAACCAATGGTGGTATTCGCTTTACGAGCGTAGTGCGCCTGTTCGGTTGGGCTGAGTGTTGTGAGGTAAGTACGCAGGGTTTCCATGACGTGAATATACCCTAGGGTAATTACCAAATTCAATACCCATAGGCAATTTACTTAAAGGTAACGAAATTGTCGAATAGCAACATGGATAAATACGAAATGCGCCGATTAGCGCTTAAAGCTCTATCTGACAAGCTTGGCTATGGCGGTAAAGCGATGATTGCCGCGAAGATAGGTAAAGATTCCAGTTACGTGTCGCGGATGCTTTATCCGCCAAAGAAAGCTGGTCGCAAGCGAATCGGTGAAGATATGCTTGAGCTTCTGGTTAGAGCGTATCCAGATGCATTCAAGGAAATTGCTACCATGTCAAGGGTATTAGATAATCGGGAAGATACTAACTATGTTCGTGTTCAGCATATTGAAGCAGGGGCGCATATGGGACCAGGTCGTATCAATGAGGATTTACCTGAAGTTATAAACTCTGTTGAGTTCACACCAAATTACATTCGCTCACTCATTGGATTCGTACCACCACCAGGCCGACTCAAGCTGATTACCGGAACCGGTAATTCAATGTCGCCAAAGATTCTCCCAGGTGAAACTGTGCTCGTTGATACTGGTTGCAATACGTTTGTTGGGGATGGGCTTTACCTAGTCAATACAGGTAACGGACAACAAATCAAAGCGTTACATGAGAGAAACGGATACATTTACGTTACCAGCATGGATAAAGCTCTTTATCCTGACTTCGTTGCCGATGAAAATACAATTATTGGTGGGCGCGTTTATCTCATTCAGCACTTAGAAAGAGTTTCTTGATGTCCCTTGCCAGTTCTTCAAAGAGATGAATTGTTTCCAGTATTCGTGGATTACTCATTATCTTTAAAAAGCTGATCAGATATTCCTTCGCGGATGATACTAGCCAATCCACTTGAATCCCCGTTGTAAGCGTCGATTGACGCTTTAATCATATCCGCCTAGCTGACCACGCCCCAGTCGATCCGGTAACCTGCACGCTGAGCCAATTGCGCGATGAATTCCCGCTGCGTCCTGCCATTTCCCTCGCGGAATGGGTGAAGTACATTAATTTCACCAAGATAATCACCTGCCCGTTTGCTGAATTCTTCAGCATCAAGGCCACACAAAAATCGCTCTTTAGCAAGCTGCCCAAAGATCTGCTGCGCCGCACTCTGAATCGCAATCTGCTGGGCAAACATCGTGTTGCCTTTCGAGATTTCAACTTGACGGATTTGACCCGCCCAGTCGTACACATCCTGGAAAAGACGATTATGGATTTCCTGTAAATGCGCTAGATCAAATTTGCCTTTTACGGGTCGCTCACGCAATTCGCTGGTTCGCAAAAAAGAAAGGGTGGACTCTATTTTATCGAGCCACCCCTGATCCCTGATTCCAAGGAGATTACGAAGAACACCTGTTTCGCTGTCCAGGTAAGGATCACCACGATCCCCTGCGTATTTCATGCCATCTGGAGCCGAACACGCGCTTTGTACTGGTCCACGGCGGCAGCGATAGTCATTTCACCACGCGCCCAGCATTCAGCATCAACAACGGCTTGCGCATCCGGCTCTAACCCCTCAATGCGTTGGCTTGCGAGTGCGCTTTGCACCACAGCACGGCGTTCAGCTTTTTCATGATCTGTCAGCATGATTTTTACCCCTTCAATGTATCTGCATCATAGAACGCCATTTTAATTCGCGCAAAATCCAAGAAATATCAACCCTTTGAGGGTAATCAATCAGCTAAACAATTCTATTTTTTCTTGATGCAGAACTTACCCAAAAGTAATGCCATTTGCATCATGGGAGATCTCAAGACAATGCAAGTTTCACTTGATCTCTACATCCGCTTGGTGAGTCTACTCACGGAGCATCATTACCTGTCGTTATGCCACCAAATCAGACAGAATCTTTCCGAACGGCAAATATTTTTACCTATGAGTATTTAAATTATTTATACCCATGAGTAATTTATCTCCATCGCCCCACGACACCCGCACACGGCGGCAGGGGCAAGGAGATATCGAAATGACATCAGATACCTACGGCCCAGTGGAATACAACCCTAACGGGTCAGATTGCGTGATCGATAAAAGCATCTGGGCGAAAGCAGACTACAAAGCCGCCGAAGCCGCCCGCGTGATCGAACAAGCGCCGCTGTTCTTCCGGAACGGCATCAAAGACGCAAAGGGCGAAGAGCTGCAACCTGTTTTCTATACGGAAGCACCGTTAATAGTGAACTCAGAAAAAGGGATCTTTATCCATGCCATCAGTGAAGCAGGGTTTAGCCCGCTGCTGCTTGATTGCTTTAAAGCCCTTGATATCGGCTACGTAGTGAAAGGGTATTCGAGGGATCGCCTCATACACGTGCATCCCTTTCACTCACTGTATTTGCACGTAAAGGCTGCTGCTAAAGCCAGCGTCGTGAAGGAAGAAAAGCAGCCCACAACTCAGGCCGCTGAAAGCATGGGGGTGGCCGCATGAGCACCGCGACCAAAGAAGTACAGGCCGACGCGCCCGTATTAGCACCTAAAAAAGCACCGCTGTTTTGTCGGGATGGTATTCGGGATGAGGAAGGCGCGGAGCTCCAGGAGGTTTTATATTTCGAGTCTCTCGATTTCACATACCCCGACCCTAAAGGCCGTTACACAGTCGCCATTATTGAGCCTCTCTCCGGCAAGTTTAGCCCGCTCGTTTGCTCATGGTTTGAGAATGGCCCGCAAAGCGATATAGAAAAGTGGGTTATCAGGTTCTCGGATGTCGAGCGCCGTATAAACGTAGGGCCGGAGCACCCGCTATATCCGCAGGTGAAGGCGGCTTATGAAGCGCAGGAAGCTCACAGCAATTCCATATTTGAAGCTGCAAAAAAAGGGAGTGAGGACGCTAGTAAAGAGGTGGCCGCATGAGCACCGCGACCCTCGAAAACGCCCCCACCCCAGGGGGCGCTAGGTTCACCAAAATCTACGACGAAGACGGCAACCACATCATTACGCGTGATGAGCATAAAGGGCTTGAGTGGACAGCACACGCCCTTGATAGCCGCCACGCCGCAGGATTCGGGAACCTGCTTAGAAGATCAGGAGCGAAAAAGGTTTGCCGCGAGTTAACCCTCGGTGGGCACACAGATTGGCGGGTGCCTGAGATTGAAGAGGCGATGTCTATTGGCCTCGTAGATACCTGTTGGCCTGCTAATGAAAAGTGGTTCTGGACCTGCACCCCGTGCGAACAAGAACCGGAAAACAAAGCATGGGCTTTTGAGTTCGGTACTGGCAATAAAAGAATAGAAGACCGCCGTAGATGGCTTCACGTCCGCGCTGTCCGTGGCCAGATGCGTACTGACGCCACTGCTACACCAAAGGCAGGTGCGTCATGACTGGCATTGGCTACAGCAGTTATAGCGACCCACGCCTACAACCACCGCAAGACGATGCTAAAGAGTATTTCGCAGAACGGGTTAATGCTCGCGTTCAAGAGTATTTAAGCGACCCAGAAAAAATCGAAGAAGCCGATGAATGGGTGGCCGGTACGTTATCGGAGGCCCATTACAAAGAGATGGAAATCGTTTTAGCGGATTTACATGCCCTGCCTTCGGATCAGTTAAGCGACAGCGATGTATTAGCCCGTCTTTACGCACTGGCCGAAGTGCAAGGACTCGCACGCATGGAACAACTGCGCATCCTTGCTGAGCAGGACGTACAAGAGGACATGCAAACAGCGCAAGAAGCGCATTGGTATCACCGTAGCGGTATCAATGCCATGCAGGAGGAATACGCATGATTCCTTGCACCATCACCGCACGCACCAAGCAGGGTGTGTACACCTATACCGGCCTGTTTCATAAAACTGTTGAGGCTAAGTCTGACGCCTACCGGCGCTTTGGATTTCCAGCCGTTATTGCCGTCACAGCCATCCACCGCAAATCAATGCGAAACAACACGCATCCCAGCCCGCCACGTGCGGCGTGATTTGACACAGGAAAAACCTACCGATGAACCGCTATCGCACACCGAAAGAACAACACGCTGCACGTTGCAATTACTACGCACACCCTGGGTTAGCCAGCTGCATTTTGCGCGATACCCGAGCAATGCCCAATGCACTACGCATCGCCAATTACCGCGTTCGCCGCGCGCACTACGAGGCCGCTAAAACGCTTTCATCGTTATTGATTAAACACTAATCCCGAACGTGTTTCTGGAAGGAGTTTTTATATGTCGCCTCCCATGCCGACAGCACTACTCATGCGTTCAATGAGTGATAACGAACTTGTGAGTGACCTAACAACCAGGCAAGCCGTGGAGCGTTTTACGCCTGTGGAAAGGGAGTTGTTATCGCGTCTTAAAGGCTTGCTAGAAGACTACGAAGCGGTGCGTGACGCACTGGAGCAAGACGGCGATGCGCTGTGATGACAACGGACAACACATTGGAACGGAACACCCCACACACGAGAGAAAAAAAGCCCATGTTTCCTATCACCGTCACGATTACCGATCAGGTCCAATTAAACGCTGTTTTAGCGGTGCTTAACCCGCCCCGCAGCACGAGCAGCACCGCGCAACCTGTGTTTGACAATACACCGCGCAGCGATAACGCCCCTAGCCCTCCACCGGCGGCACCTCCTCCCCCAACGGATGTGGCGCAACCGGCGGCCAACCCTGCTGCTGCTCAGAGCACAACGGACGTTATGAGCACGCCTGGGTATCTTGAGGCGGCGAAGGCGTTAACGGCCCTGTCTAAAGAGCTTGGCAATACATACGCCAAAGACGTGTTGAAGTCATTTGGCGTGGCTGGCCTCTCTCAAATCCCTCCGGAGTTGTACCCAACGCTGATGGAGCGCATCGAAGGATTTTACATCGCCCACGAACGCGGTTTGCCCTTAGACGGTGAGACATGAGCCAGCACGCCATGTTATCCCCGAGCAGTGCGCATCGTTGGTTGCACTGTCCGGCAAGCGTTCCGTTAACGCGCACCTGCAAAGACGACGCTAGCCCATTTGCCGATGAAGGCACCGTGGCCCATACAGTGGCTGCCGACGCATTACGCACCGGCTCCGATGCCAGCGCGTACGTGGGAGCATGCCATGAGGTAAACGGCCACCGCTGGGAAGTCACCGCAGAGATGGCGGCGTACGTGCAGGAGTATGTGGACTATGTACGCGCCATTGCGGGAGTGCGCCTGGTCGAGCAGCCCCTACGCATTGCCTCCATCACTGGGGAGCAAGGCGCTAAAGGCACCGCTGATGTGGTGATTTTAGCGGGGGATGCGTTGACCATCGTTGATCTCAAATACGGCAGAGGCGTCAAAGTCTTCGCCGAAGGCAATGAGCAATTGCAGCTGTATGCGCTGGCAGCGCTGCAAGAATTTGCAGGGGTGGAAGCCTTCCAGCACGTGCGGCTAGTGATCGTGCAACCACGGCTCGGACATGCCGATGAGTGGGTACGCACCCTCCAAGAGATGGAGGATTTTAGGCAGAAGGTTGCGCAAGGCGCAGCGCGGTGTAGGGCTGCGATGTGGCGCTACAACAACGTAGGCGAATTACCTTCGGAGTATTTCGGTCCCGCAGAAAAACCATGCCGATTTTGCAAGGCCAAAGCGAGCTGCCCTGCGTTGGCCACGCATGTACTGAACACGGTGGCAGATGATTTTGTCGACCTCACAAAGCCCATTGTCCCGCAGCTCAGCTACGCGCAGCTGCGCACGTTTGACAACACCACGCTGGCCTGCCTGTTTGGCGCAACAGAGTTAATCGAATCCTGGTGCAAATCTATTCGCGACAAGGCAGCAGCGCAATTGCTTTCAGGCCAGCCCGTGCCTGGATACAAGGTAGTTCAAGGCCGACAGGGGCCGCGCCGTTGGGCGGACGTGACCGCCGCTGAAGCCATGCTCAAACAGCTGCGCATCAAATCCAAAGACATGTACGACATTTCTCTCATCAGCCCCACGACCGCCGAGAAACTCCATCAGGCCGGAGTCATCGGTGATCGCCAGTGGCCAAAGCTCCAACCGCTCATTCATAGGGCAACAGGGGCGCCCGTTGTTGTTCCCACATCGGACAAACGCCCCCCACTCACCCTTCAGGACGCGACGGATTTCCAGGACTTGAGCGACATGCCCATCCCCCCACCCCAAGACACAACACCCCCGCTTCAATCTCAGGAGATATCGCGATGAAACTCACCCTAAAAAACGTGCGCTTAGCCTTCCCCGTGTTGTTTGAACCCAAGAAAGTCAATGGTGAAGGTGAGGCCGCATTCTCGGCCTGCTTCCTCATCGACCCTGCCGACCCGCAAGTCAAAGCCCTTAACCAGGCGATTGACAAGATGGCCAATGACAAATGGGGCGTTAAGGCGGCGGCCCAGCTTAAACAGATGCGTATGGGCGACAAAGTTGCGTTGCATGATGGCGACCTGAAAGCCAGCTATGACGGGTTTGCAGGGCACCTATACGTCTCTGCGCGTAACAAGGCACGGCCACTGGTGGTCGACCGTGACCGGACCCCGCTCACCGCGCAGGACGGCAGGCCGTATGCCGGATGCTACGTCAACGCCAACATAGAACTCTGGGCGCAGGACAACAACTACGGCAAGCGGATTAACGCCTCGCTGGGCGGCGTGCAGTTCTTGCGTGATGGTGAGGCGTTCGCTGGAGGCGGTGTGGCCAGCGTGGAGGACTTCGAGGACCTGAGCAACGTCGCCGAGCTGGCGGATGTTGAAGGAGCCATGCCGTGGGGGTGAACCCCGATGTGGGAGGACGTTTCGTCCTCCCACGCCCCAATCCCTGCCATACCACCGAGGACAACACCATGGATACGCCATATGCGTTCTTCCCCCCGTACCGCCATACCCCCGAGGACAACATCATGAATGCACCCTCTGAGTTCACTCTCCAGTTTGAATCCCACGCCGTGCGTGTCCAGCTTGATGAGCAAGAGCGACGATGGTTTAACGCCAATGACATTTGCACGGCGTTGGAGTTGTTAAATCCATGTGCCGCACTTGCTCATCATGTGGATGCCGAGAATGTATCGAAACGCGCCGCCATCGACACTATCGGGCGGACCAAACACGTTAACTATCTTAATGAGTCAGGGGTGTACGCCCTGCTCATCGGCAGCGCCAAAGAGGCGGCTAAACGCTTTAGACGGTGGCTCATCAGTGAAGCACTGCCCGCAGCCGCAGCTCAAAAAGCGGGCCAACACATTATCCCGCTGCATCACGCGCCTTCCGTCCCAAGCCCCTTCCAACCCACAGAGGAACACGCAATGAATGAAGTAACTCCATTCCAATTTGAATCAAAAGATGTGCGTATTCAGCTCGACGAGGTCAGTGCGCCCTGGTTTAACGCCAATGATGTTTGTGCCGTTCTGGAGTTTGGCAATCCGCGCCAAGCGATTGAATCACACGTCGATGTAGAAGACGTCCAGAAGCTGGACGCAACCGACAACCTAGGGCGCACCCGACAGACCAACCACATTAACGAATCCGGTTTGTATGCCCTGATCATGGGCAGCACAAAACCTGCGGCCAAGCGTTTTAAGCGCTGGGTGACGAGCGAAGTTCTGCCCACCCTGCGCAAGACAGGCACCTACTCCACACCCGGAGCACTGCCCACCTTGCCTGGTCCGACGCAGGATCGCGTTGCCGCACTCCTGTTAATCGGCCAATACATTTCTACAGTGCCAGGGATGAAGCCAGGGATTGCCGCAGCGGCAACGCTGGCATGCATCAAAAGCAACACGAATTTAACAACCGAAGAGCTACGCCGTGCATTGCCTGCACTGCGGGACCCGCTTTGCATGCTCAACGCCACGCAACTAGGTAAGCAGCTGCATTGCTCGGCCAAGGCGGCGAACCAATTACTAGCCTCCAGCGGCCTGCAATTCCGCAATGAACGCGACGCGTGGGAGTTAACCGAGGCCGGTCGCGTGTGGGGTGAAGCCATTCCGTACTCACGCAACGGGCACAGCAGTTACCAAATTCTTTGGAATCCAACGGTGCTTGACTCGCTGAAGGTAGCCGCCTGAGATGGCCACCGCGCAGCCACCTACACCCATCCTATGGGGGGACCTAGAGACGTACTCCCCCGTACCGATTGCGCATGGCGTGCATGCGTATGCCGAGCAAGCCGAGCTGTTGCTGTTTGCTTACGCGATCGGTAACGGTCCGGTGCAGGTGTGGGACTGCACGGCCACGGCAACGATGCCTGAGGAGCTGTCGGCTGCGTTGCATCACCCCGCGGTGCTGCTGTACTTCCACAACTCCCATTTTGACCGGACCGTGCTGCGCCATTGCGGCATCGACATCCCCTTGGAGCGCTGGCGCGATTCAATGGCCCAGGCCTTGGCCCATGCGCTGCCTGGGGCGCTAGGCACGTTATGCGAGCTGCTGCGCGTTCCTGTGGAGCAAGCCAAGGCCAAGGACGGCAAACGGCTCGTTGCACTGTTTTGCAAACCGCGCCCCGCCCACTGCACGTTGCGCCGTGCCACACGTGACACCCATCCGACCGAGTGGGCACAGTTTGTGGAGTACGCCAGGCGCGATGTAGCAGCCATGCGGGACGTGGTGAAGCGCTTGCCGTCCCACAACTACTCAAGGGCGGAACTTGCACTGTGGTTTCTGGACCAAACCATTAACGACCGAGGCGTTTTGGTCGATACGGACTTGGCGCAGGCCGCCATCGGCGCTGTGGAACGCGCCAAGTGCACATTAGCCCACCGTACCGAGGCGTTGACTGGCGGGGCGGTGCAGGCGGCGACCCAGCGCGATGCACTGTTGCACCACCTGAGCACCGAGCACGGCGTGACGTTGCCGGACATGCAGCAACACACTGTAGAGCGTTGCCTTGACGATCCGCTGTTGCCAGAGACGGTGCGGGAACTGCTGTCCATCCGCAGGCAAGCCAGCACCACCAGCACCGCTAAATACCAGGCACTACTGAACTGCACCAGCCGCGATGGCCGCCTGCGCGGCACGCTGCAATTCAACGGGGCCAGTCGCACCGGACGGTGGGCGGGGCGGCTGTTTCAGCCGCACAACCTGCCCCGCCCCACGCTCAGCCAGCCAGTGATCGCCGTTGGCATTGATGCCATGAAAGCCGGTTGTGTGGATGTGGTCTTTGACGATGTCATGGCGCTGACCAGCAGCGCGCTGCGCAGCTGTCTGATTGCACCAACCCATAAAAAGCTGGTCGTGGCCGATCTGTCCAACATTGAAGGCCGCGTGTTGGCGTGGCTGGCCGGTGAAACCCCCAAACTGCACGCGTTTCGTGATTTTGATACCTGCCAAGGGGTGGACGGTACATGGCACAGCGGCGAGGCCATCACTCACGGTGCGCTGCGCGGCGCACCGATCACCTTGCAATGGAATGCCGAGCACGCGCCTATTCGCAAAGGGGACGACATTTACAAGCGCGCCTACGCTCATTCGTTCGGGATAGCGCCCCAGGCCGTGACCAAGGAGCAACGCCAAATCGGCAAAGTGCAGGAATTGGCCTTGGGGTATGGCGGCGGTGTCGGGGCCTTTGCCGCCTTTGCGGCCATGTATCACATTGATTTGGAGGCGATGGCCGAGCAGGCCGCCTTACCACCCCTGCTGCTTCAGCAGGCCATGGAAGCGCTCCAGTGGACTAAGGCGAACCAACGTCCCACCTTCGGCCTCTCAGATCGCGCATGGTTGGCGTGCGATGTGTTTAAGCGCGCATGGCGCAACGCGCATCCGGCCATTGCGGCGTTTTGGAAGGCGTTGCAGTGCGCAGTTACAGACGCCATCGGCCACCCCGAAACGGCGCACACCTGCTGCGGTATCGCAGTGCAGTACAGCCGTGCATGGCTGCGGCTGCGTCTGCCGTCGGGGCGGGTGCTTTACTACGCCGCTCCCAGAGTCGATGAGCACGGCGCGCTGTCCTACATGGGCACGCATCCGATAACGCGCAAATGGACGCGCATCACCACCTACGGCGGCAAGCTGGTCGAGAACATCACCCAAGCCGTCAGCCGCGACGTGTTGGCCGCCTGCATGCCTGCGATTGAAGCCGCCGGATACAGCATCGTGCTTACCGTGCATGACGAGATCATTACCGAAGCCGATGACAACGCCGCTTTCAATGCCGCGCACTTGGCCGCACTCATGGCAACACCGCCGCCCTGGGCGCTGGGGTTGCCCTTAGCGGCGGAAGGCTTCCAAACCCACCGGTATAGGAAGCAATGATGAACATTCCCCGTGAGCGGACGATCGAACGTTATTTAGTGGCCCAGGTCAGGGCCAAGGGCGGTGAAATCCGCAAGGTGAAATGGGGTGGCCGCCACGGTGCGCCGGACCGTATCGCCATGCTGCCCGAGGGGCGCACCCTGTGGGTGGAACTCAAAGCCCCAGGCCAGCAGTGCACACCGCATCAAGTCCGTGAGCATGAGCGCATGCGCCGCATGGGCCAGCGCGTGGTCGTGGTCGATTCCTTTAAAGGCGTGGATGAGGTGCTGGCGTGACTCAGAAAAACGCTTTGATGATCAGTGCAGTCACACCGCCTACGAGGGCCCCAAACATCCATTTGAGTAGGAGCATTTCGCCTTTTATTTCAACGAACCCTTTATGTACTTCAGCGAACCCTTTATCTATTTTTGATTCGAGCTTTAATTCCAGCTCCCGCAAATCTCGCTTTGTCGCAAGGTCTTGCAAATTCGTTTCTAGCACTTCCGCCAAGGCTTCGGCTTCCGCCTCCGCATGGGCCGCAGGAACCCCTGCCGTTTCCAGCCGGTTCGCAAATTTAAGCGTATCGAACGCTACGGATGTCACACAAACCCCTGCCTTAACTGCATGTGATAGCGAGTATAGCAGTACGCCGCCTCACCATCCTGAAGCGCTGCACGGAGCGTTGGCATGAACCTGCGCCCCTACCAACACACCATCGTTGATTTCATCCTGACGCACCCACGCTGCAATCTATTCGTGCCCATGGGTTTGGGGAAGACAGTAGCCACGCTGACGGCGTTAGATGTGCTCCTGGTGGTCGAAGACATTGCGCCTATTTTGGTGATTGCTCCGCTGCGCGTTGCTGCCACGACATGGCCGGATGAGGTGGCCAAGTTCCCCCATTTGCGCCATCTGCGGGTGTCCGTGGTCGTGGGTAGTGCGGCGGCACGTCGCCACGCCTTGGAGCAGGACGCGGACATCTACTGCATTAATTACGACACTCTGAAATGGTTAGTGGAGTTTTACAAGGACCGTTGGCCGTTCCGTATGGTGGTCGCCGATGAGTGCTCCAAGCTGAAAGGGTTCCGACTGCGGCAAGGAACACGGCGGGCCCGCGCACTGGCCACGCATGTGCATACCAAGGTGGAGCGCTACGTTGGGTTGACCGGCACGCCCGCGCCCAATGGGCTACAGGACCTGTGGGCGCTGATGTGGATGGTGGATCGTGGGGCACGGCTTGGAACGCATTTTAAAGCGTTTATCGATCGCTGGTTCCGTGCGATGCAGATCGGCAGTGATCCGCATGCGGTGCGCCTTGTGCCCGCGCCAAATGCATCTCAAGAGATTCAAGACAAGATACGCGACCTCTGTTTATCACTTGATCCACATGCGTACTTCGATTTATGCCAGCCGATTGTCAATACGATTCGCGTTGCGTTGCCAGCACATGCGCAACGTCTGTACAAGGCGATGGAACAAGATATGTTCATCGCCTTGGAATGCGGTACCGAAGTAGAAGCCTTTAACGCCGCCAGTAAAACCATAAAATGCCTGCAACTGGCCAATGGTGCGCTGTACACCGATGACACACGTCATGCCTGGGAAGTCGTGCACGATGCGAAATTAGAGGCGCTGCACGACATTATCGAAGAAGCCGCCGGTATGCCGGTGTTGGTGGCGTATCACTTTAAAAGTGATGTCGCACGGTTGCAGCGTGCCTTCCCCAAGGGGCGTGCTTTGGACAAACACCCCGACACGATCCGCGATTGGAATGCGGGGAACATTCCCGTGCTATTTGCCCATCCGGCCAGTGCCGGTCATGGCTTAAATCTGCAAGACGGCGGAAATATTTTGGCCTTCTTCGGCCACTGGTGGGACCTGGAGCAGTACCAGCAGATCATCGAACGCATTGGGCCGACACGTCAGGCGCAAGCCGGACATAAGCGGCCTGTATTTATTCACCACATCGTGGCGGCGGGCACGGTGGATGAATTAGTGATGGCCCGCCGTGAATCTAAACGCGAAGTACAGGACCTGCTGCTGGAAGCGGTGAAACGCAGAGAAACAGGTAAACCACTCACATCACAAGGAGCCATGACGCGATGAGCGCCCCATCAAAGCAGACATGTGGCCTGCCCCTAACCGCTGGTTTATGTCTTTCCAGAAGTGAGGTTGCCGAGTTATGCGGTACTCCGCAACGCGCTCGCCAAGCCGCCTTTCTTAGGAAGAACGGCATTCGGCATTATCTGGATGCGCATGATTGGCCAGTGGTTCTGCGTTCTTCGATTGAAGAGATACCGACGACTCCCATCGTTGCGCCTGTTTGGAAGTCTAATAAGGTCGCTTATGGGACGTAA